AGGAACAACAACTGCATTAACATTTAGTGGTGCAAACGTTACAGTTGCTGGAGATCTTACAGTATCAGGTGATGATATTACTATGGGTACAAACACTGATGGTAATTTATTAGTTGCAGATGGCACAAATTTTAATTCAATAGCAGTTAGTTCATTATCAGAAATATCAACTGCAGCTGCAGATGATGTTTTTATAGCAATAGATACTTCAGGAGGTGGACTTAAAAAAATTGCAAGATCAGCAGTTGTTGCAGGACTTGCAACGGATAGTGCTATATCAAATGTTGTAGATGATACTACACCTCAATTAGGTGGTAATCTTGATATGAATGGTGCAGATATTGTGACTACTTCTAATGCAACTATTGATTTAGCTCCTAATGGAACTGGAACAGTTGTTGTAAGAGGTAATACAAATTCTGGAGCAATAGTATTTAATTGTGAATCTAATTCACATGGGCAAACAGTTATTGCACAGCCTCACAGTGCAAGTGTTACAAATACTATGTTATTACCAGCTGGTGCTAGTTCAACTTTAGTATCTTTAGTTTCAACTGATACACTTACAAACAAAACTTTAACAAGTCCTAAAATAAATGAAGATGTAGCAGTAACTTCTACTGCAACAGAATTAAATTTACTAGATGGAGTATCAGGATTAGTTCAAGCAGACTTTACTAAACTTGCTGCTGTAACTTCAGATGCAACAGAATTAAATGCCCTAGATGGTATTACTGCTGTTGTTGGTGAACTTAATGCTTTAGATATCGGCAGTACAGCTGTTGGAACAGCTGTAGCAAGTAAAGCAGTTATATTAGATTCAAACAAAGACTACACAGGTATTAGAAACTTTACTATTTCAGGTGAAATAGATGCAGCAACAGGAGATTTTTCTGGGGCTGTTGACGTTGCAGGTGCAACTACAACTGCTGCCATAACTGCAAGCGGAATTATAAAAACAGATGCTACTACAAATGCAACTTCTACAACTGATGGATCATTACAAACCGATGGTGGTTTATCTGTAGTTTTAGACGCAATATTTGGAGATGATGTAACACTTCTTAGTGACGCTGCTGCACTTAAATTTGGTGCTGATGGAGAAGTTGTTTTAACTCACGTTCACAACGATGGTTTATTACTTAACACTGATATGCAACTTCAGTTTAGAGATTCTGCTATTAATATTAGATCAGATGCTGATGGCGATTTAGATATTAATGCTGATGACGAAGTTGAAATTAACTCAACTTTAATAGATATTAATGGTAATGTTGAAATGAGTGGAACACTTGCTCAAACAGGAGTTGCAACATTTGCTGTGGCAGCTAATGTAGCACAAGTAGCACTTACTTCATCATCGAACGCAATAGCTTGGGACGCCAGTGCTGCAGCAAACGCTTATCATTTAACAACAGAAAATACTACTTTCTCTGCACCAAGTAACGCAGTAGAAGGTGCTTTTATTGCTGTTGAAATAAACTACAATGGTTCACACACAATTGCTTTTAATACAGTATTTGAATTTGCGGCATCAACTGCACCTACAACAACAGATACGGATGGTAAAACAGATATTTTAGTATTTAGATACAATGGTGCTGTATGGCAAGAAGTAGGTAGAACATTAAATTTAGCGGAAAGTTAGGATATAATATGTATGCAATAATAACAGACGGATCAATATCAAAATATGTTAATCACCCTAGACCTTTGGTTATAGGAGATGTTCAATATCCAGCTAGAATATTTTCAGTATGGACTGCAAGTGAACTAGCAGCTATTGGAATTATAGAAGTAACATTTGATGATAGTAATAAAAAAGATCCAACATATTATATAAATACAGATCAAACTTTTACGTATGATGCAGATAAGGGAACAGTAACAGCTGCATATGGTGATGCTACAGATAAACCACACGTGGATGTTTTATTTTCAGCGCAAGATGAAACAGATGGATTGGGTACTGAAGGAGAACTTAATGCTAGAGGTTTAAAATATAACTTTATTAAAGAGGTAAAAGTCCAAGCTAACAGGTTATTAAATCAAACTGATTGGTATATAACTCGTAAGGCAGAAAAAAATACAGACATTCCTAGTGCTATTACAACATGGAGAGATGGTATTAGAACTAAACAAGCAGCAATGGAAACATTAATTACTAATGCATCAAACACGGCAGCGATTGAAACTTTATACACGTATGTAAATACAGCTGATGAAGGGGACCCAGTTGTAATGGAAAGACCATTAGGAGAATTCCCAGTATTAGGATCTTAATATGCCATTAATTTTACCAGGCAATGTAGGATCAGCAACAGCAGCTACTGGTTTTAATGTAGCTAACTCATGTAGATTTGATGATGGTAGTAGTGACCACATGCACAAAACTCCTGGTAGTGCTGGTAGTAGAATTAAATGGACATTTTCAGTTTGGTTAAAAAGAGGTGTATTAGGTCAAATGCCTATTTTTGCAGTGCCTGGAGGTGATACAAGTAATTATGATGAATTTTATTTTAATGATTCTAATAAAATACAATATAGCGCCATGGTATCTGGAACACAATATGCTTTAAGAACTAAAAGGATGTTTAGAGATACAACAGCCTGGATGCACCTTGCTTTAATTTATGACTCAAATAATGGTACTGCTGGTGATCGTATGCAGCTTTGGGTAAATGGGGTTAGAACCGCTGAAGCTGATATGGAAGATACAACTTTCAAGGACGCACAAAATTATTCTTCATCAATAAATAATGATAAAATACATTATTTAGGTAAAGTTACCACTAATACTGCTGGTATTTTTGATGGTTATATGGCAGAGGTTGTTTTTCAAAATAATTCTGCAGATAGTCCAGTAGATAAATTTGGAGAATTTGATTCCGACAGTGGAATATTTAAGCCAATAGATGTATCTAGTTTAACACTTGGTACAAATGGGTTTTACTTAGATTTTGAAGATAGTTCTAATTTAGGAAATGATGTTGGAGGAGGCACTGATCTTACAGAAGTTAACATAGATGCTCAAAATCAATCTACTGATACTTGCACAAATAATATGCCAGTTATAAATCAATTAACACTTCACAGTAATAATGTAACTGTTTCAGAAGGTAATTTAGTAGCAACTACAGGTGATGCACCTTGGCAAAGTACAAATTGTACTTTTGGATTAACAACTGGTAAATGGTATTGGGAATTTAAAGCTACTGAAAGTTCTACTAATCAATATTTAGTTTTAGGAATACAATCAGATAATTTATTAAGTAGTGCAGCAAATGGTTTTGGTTATTCTAACAACTATTCTTATGGATTTAAAAATTATAATGGAGAATTTGTTTATAACGAAACTGATGGTGGAGGTTCTGGAAGTTATGGAAGTGCTGTAACAGATGGTCAAATTATAGGAGTAGCTCTTGATTTGGTAAATTTAGAAATTTATTTTAGTATTAATGGTACTTTTCAAAATAGTGGTGATCCTACTTCTGGCAGTTCTGGAACCGGTAGTGCTGGTGATTTACAAAGTGGTCAAACTTATTTTCCATCTTTAGTTATTGCTAGAGCTGGTGGAACAGGAACTATTCCAATAGGAGAATATAATTTTGGTTCTCCACCTTATAGTGAGAGTGGTGGAAATTCAGATGCTGATGGCTATGGAAATTTTGCAGCAGCACCACCTAGTGGATATTTTTCTATTAACACAAAAAACCTAGCGGAGTATGGAGGATAAATGGCCTATACAACTATAGACGACCCAACAGCATTCCACCAGACAAAACTTTACACTGGTAATGACAGTTCAAGAGCAATTACCTTTGATGGTAATACAGATATGCAACCTGATTGGAGTTGGTTTAAAGCAAGAAGTGAAGCATACAACCATGCCATATTTGATAGTGTAAGAGGAGTACAAAAATTAATAAGATCAAATCAAACTAATGCCGAAGAAACTCACTCTACAACTTTAACTGCATTTGGTTCTAATGGTTTTTCTTTAGGTGGTGGAGATGCTTTTACAAATGCAGATACTGTGACTTATGCCTCTTGGCATTGGAAAGCTGGAACAGCATTTAGTAATGACGCAAGTTCAACAAGTATAGGAACTATTGATAGTACAGGTAGTGCATCAACTGCTGCTGGCTTTAGTGTTGTGTCTTGGACTGGTACTGGTTCTGCTGGTACGATAAAACATGGTTTATCAACTGTACCTAAAATGATAATTGTAAAAACTAGAAGCACAGATAATATATGGTCGGTTTATCATGTAGGCTTAGGCAATACTCATTATATACAATTAAATGAACCTGATGGTCCAACTGATAATGATACTTATTGGAGTGATACTACACCAACATCTTCTGTATTCTCTGTAGGAACTGCTAGTGGTGTAAATGGAGATGGAACAACTAATATAGCTTATTGTTTTGCAGATGTACAAGGCTACTCAAAAATGGGGGCCTATACAGGGAATTCTAGTACAGACGGAACCTATGTACATTTGGGATTCAAACCAGCTTTTCTTATGGTGAAGCGAATAGATGCTTCTTATAGATGGACAATCTCCGATAACAAAAGACTAGGATATAATAGAATAATAAATCAATTTGCGGCTGATGCTAATACTGCTGAAAATACAAGTGCTAGTTATGGAGAATTTGATTTTACCTCAAATGGTTTTAAATGCAGATCAGCAGAAGATGGTATGAATGTAGGCGATATAGTTTACATGGCTTTTGCCGAGAATCCTTTTGTAACTAGTGGAGGCGTGCCTGGATTGGCTGAATAATTATGCTACAAAAAGTAAAATTTGCACCTGGATTTAATAAACAAGTTACAGCAACTGGTGGTGAAGGCCAATGGGTTGATGGTGATAATGTTAGATTTAGATATGGTACACCAGAAAAAATAGGTGGTTGGGCACAATTAGGATCTGTTGATATTACAGGACGTAACACAGCATTACATCATTTTGTAAATGCTAGTGGTATTAAGTTTGCAGCTCTTGGTACAAATAGAATATTGTACGCATACTCTGGTGGTATTTTTTATGACATTCACCCAATTAAAACAACAACAACTTTAACATCTGCATTCTCTACAACTAACGGATCAGCAACTGTAACTTTAACTTTTTCTTCAGCACACAATGCAAACAAAGGTGATATAATTTTATTAGATAATTTTACATCTATAACAAACTCTAATTTTAATTCAGACAATTTTGACAACAAAAAATTTCAAGTAGCAAGTATACCAACAACTACCACACTAACAATTACTTTAGCTTCTAACGAATCAGGATCAGGTGCATCAACATCAGGTGGTATTAGAGTAAAACTTTATTATTCAGTAGGACCAGCAGTAGAAGTTGCATCAACTGGTTGGGGCCTTGGATCATGGGGTGGTGTACAACAAGGACAATTTACATCAACACTATCATCAGGAATTAATGCATCGGTTACATCATTAACTATGGCTAGTTCAACATCTTTTCCATCATCAGGTACAGTACAAATAGATAATGAATTAATTACTTATACCGGTAATAGTGGTGGGACACTATCTGGATTAACAAGAGGGGCTAAAGGAACAACTGCTGCAACGCATTCAAGTGGTGCAACAGTTACAGATGCATCAAACTTTTTTGCATGGAATGCTGCAGCATCCGGTGACATTGTTACAGCACCAGGTTTATGGTCATTGGATAATTTTGGTAACAAACTTATTGCAACAATATCAGGTGGCGAAACATTTGAATGGGATTCTGATCCAACAACGGCTACAGAAACTAGAGCAACCTTACTTGCTAATGCACCAACATCATCATCATTTAGTTTAGTATCTACTCCAGATAGACACTTAATATTTTTTGGAACAGAAACAACTATTGGAACTAAATCTACAAGAGACGAAATGTTTATTAGGTTTTCGGATCAAGAATCTATTAACGAAACAACCTCTTATGCACCATCAGCTACTAACACAGCAGGTACACAAAGACTTGCAGATGGGTCAAAAATTGTAGGAGCAATACGTGGTCGTGATGCAATCTACGTTTGGACTGATACTGCTTTATTTATTATGAGATTTGTCGGTGCACCTTTTACTTTTTCTTTTCAACAAGTTGGTACTA